CCGCGGGAGTTGGTTGCACCGCGCCTTTATCATTCACCTGCGCCGGGTCGGTATCGAATACCAGATCCATCTTCGCCATCATGTCGAGTTCGCTGCGGCGCGATTTGAAGATGTCTTCGACATCAGCGCCATTGGCAGTTTGCGCGACGACATCGGCGATGGTCATGAATCCACTGCGCACCGCGGTGCGGTAGGCTTCAACTTCTTTGGTCGGATCGATCCAACTCCAGCCGCGCGGTTTGAATCGCACCCGCTGGTATTTGTTTGGGTTGGTGGCATAATCCGGCACGTTGATTTCACCGGCGAGGTAGGCAGCGTCCATCCATTCGCGGTGGATTTCTGTTCGGAAATTACGAATGATCCAACCTTGCAGTACGCGCCATAGATCCCGATCATCCAGCAGCGCCAACCGCGAGCTGGAGTAATTTGATTGGCTGTAATCCCGCGATAGGCTTTCGTAGCTGACCCCCACCCCCGCGGCCACGCTGCGCAGCATAAATCGCATGAATGGTTCCAGCGCGGAATTCGGGCGGCTCGGGTTGAACCCGATGAAATCTTCGCCGGGCAATAGTGTTTTAATTTGCCCAGGCGATGTGTCCACCACGCGCTGATTGTTAGCCACACCCTCGCCTTGATCAGGCTCGGGCGATTTGATAAACCCGACGATGTTCGCCGATGCGCGCGCGGCGACAATCTCGGCCTCTTCGTACCCGGCCATGTGATGCAGCCGTGTCAGCGTCGCGTGAAACCACGGCACGCCGCGCGTTTGCGGCCAGCGATCAATAATGTAGAGATGGATTATTTCATCGGCCGGCACGCGCAGAAATTTACTTGGCACGAATGACTGAAACGAATAATCGCCCGGGTGTACCGGGTGCAGCCAATACGCAGACGGGCGGCCCCATCCGTCAATCTCGACGCCCATGCGGATGGCGTTGCCGTTCGGCGCGCGCGCGGATTGGAACTGGTCCATCAGGCGATCGGCTTCGATCACTTCTAGTGAAAACGGCACGCGGCTGTTACCGAAGGGTTGTTTCACTTTGCGGATTAGGACTTCCCCGTTCTCGACGAGGTTGCCAGCAATCAGCCGCTCCATGTCTGCAAAGCCGAGCAGTCCGCCGGTGTGGCATATTTTTTTATCTGTCCAGCGATCCCATGCGTCTTCGATTTGGCTGTTGACGCTATCCATTAATTCGCCACGCGCGGTGGTGACTTGCGCTTGCATGCCAATGCCGGTACCGATTACGTTGTTTTGCACCACTTGCACGGCGCGTGATGCGTACTCGTTGTCGCGCACCAGTTGCCGCGAGCGGCCGCGCAGCAAGCGCAGGCTGGTGACGATCTCGGAGTCTGCCGAGGTGTTGAGCGCTGACCAATCGCTGGTCAAGCGGCTGAATTGCGCACCGGCATACATGCGCGCGGATGTCTTCGCTGCGGCTTTTGCGTCGCGCTCGGACTGGCGCTTGCGGTTCCATTCCGCGAGCACTACGGATCCGGTTTGATGGACGCGCTCGGCGTTGTACCAGGTGGCGCTCAAACAAATCTCACATAGAGGTTGCGCGGATCGCCCAGACCATTGGCGCGGTTGCTCGCAGACTGTTCGTTGCGGACTTTTATTTTCCAATAACTAATTTGTGCGAGGATGTCACCGGCAGTGTCAAATTCCATCGAGCGACTGCCAATGGTGTATTTTTTGATGCGCCCCTTGGATGAGATGAATGTGACGAGCGCGGTTTCGGCATCGGCAAGTGCTTTTTCGGCTTGCGTGCGTCCGTCGAAGCCTACGATTTGCGTGACTAAATCGACATTGACGATTAGCTCACCGGTCGATGCCGTCACACGCTCGCCGGTTTTGGATAGGATCGCGGCCCAAAAATATTTACCGGCGGTAAGCGTCGCGCTTTGGATGGTGGTAAGTGAGGTACGCCAGCCTGTGCCGTTCGCGATGGCGTTGAGCGTTAGGCTTGCGGGACCGCGCAGCTCGTATTTGAGCGCATAGACAGCGCTGTCATAGCTTTTGCCCAAGTCGTCAACGTATACGACATCGTCCCAGGTGGCCGAATCGCCATTGTTGATGGATTGAAATATTTTCATATCACCATTTTGTTGCGCTAAATTCGCCGTTTTTTGAGGCGTTAAAAAACCCACTCGGGGTGGGTTTGGTTTGGAGTTCCGCTGTGAGCTGCGGTGGATTTTCGTTCGGTTCTATTGCCGGGCCCAATGGGGCGACGGGTGCGCCGCCGCTAATCAAATCGGGCTGACGTAGCTTTAATTCTTCCGCTACCCATTGGGCTTCTTTCCATAAATTAATTTTGAGACCGCGGGCAGAATGTAATGCCAAAACTTCGCAATCGAGCCCCTCATTACGCACGCCAGCTTTCACCTGCCAAACTTTTCTGTTTCGAACTGTCTTGTGTGGCGCTTTGACTTCACTAGTGATCTGATCCCAATAATCTGGACGCACGGTTTTATACCAATGCATGCGGCCTGGACCATTGCCCAGAAGCTTAATCCGGCCGCCTTGGGCATCTACCCCTAGCAGTAAATCCTTAGCGCGTTGCGTGCCCACCATGAAGGGGCGCAGCCCGTGCTTTGCGGCTTTTTGGTGACGATTTGTATCCACCGATAATTTGGGTGGACTGAATATTTCTCGCCGCCCATCATCGGATGAATAGCCCTTCGTGGCCTTATAGCCACGTCCCATTCGGCGGCGAACGTGATCATATACGGCATCCGTTGTTTGTCCGTCGCCAGAGTCTAACGAAACGCCACGAATGTTAAGCATCGCGCCACATTCATGGGGTATCGAGCGTGTCAGCATGGCATCTAAATCTATCCATGCGCCCTGGTCTTGGATCAATGTTCGCCCCATGATCTCGCCCCAATACACGAGCCAGGATTCCTCGCCCCTGCCCCATGCGCGGATGATAACGGCGAGGCGGTCATGCTGTACGTCGACCCCCGCGGTGAGCACTAATCCGCCCCACGGCACCGTCATCTCAGCATAGTCTTCGGCGCGGTCGCGTAGCGTGTCCGCATCCGGAAGATCGCTTGCGTAGGCGTAGGACAAGCCCTCGGTGTTGTTGCGAAAGCTGCGCATCTTTGTATCGTCGCCCTGCGCCAACGCATGCTCAGCAGTGAGGCGTTTTTCTACGAGGCGCTGAAGAATGCTGCCGGGGAACGGGCTGTACAATTCATTAACGTAAAATCCAGCAACGCCATGAAACGATGCCGTCGCCACCAGATACAGACGTCGGACGTTTTTATTTTTTTCAGCGTCATTCCAAAGTCCCCCGCAATGCGGGCATACATAATAAGCGGTCTCTGGGAGCGCGTGACCAAATACCTCATGGTTGGCTTCTGGAGACTCTTGCCACCGAACATGCTCCCACATTGGGACGTGCGCTTCGCCGCAGTGGTGACACGGAACAAAAAATTTACCCTGATCACTGCCTTGATACGCGGACTCTATTCGCGAGAATCCCTCGATGGTCGGCGTTCCACCGAAAATAACTTTGGGGCGCGGATAGCTTTTGGTCCGCTCTTCCAGCAGGGTGATGGTATCACCCTGATTTTTTAAATTCTCGTTGCAATCATCCGGCTCTTCAATCGCCACCACCGGCGCTGGGGTCGACTTAACCGATGTCGGGCTATTCGATCCGACGAATTTTAAAAAACCACCTGGAAACTGTTTAAAATTATTTCTGTTATCGCGGTCTCGTGCCTTGTGTACCGGTACTTTCGCGGCAAGGCGTGGTGTAACTTCCACCATCGGTATAAATTTTTCATCGTTGTATTCTTTTGCCGCGCCGTCTTTGGCAAACATGATAATCATTGGGCATGGATCAATGTCGATCCGGCGCCCAATGTAGTTATTCAACACGCCATCCGTCCACGCTACCTGCGCAGACTTCATACACACCACTTTATGGACGGCCGGATTATCTAGCGCAGCGTGGATATACTTTACCCATGGCGTAAGATCAGGGTTGTATTCCCCTGGCTTCGCCGATGCCTTCGCCGACATACGCCGGTAACGACGCGCCCACTCTGTTGTCGTCAACTGTTCCGGGGGCGGCAACACTGCTAACAATCGGCGAATTAATCCCCTCACTGCGAGGCTCGTATCGAGCGAGTTGGGATAACGCAGTGTTGGTATGCTCATTCAGTAATGTTAGGTCAAGATCAATTCCATAGAGTGCATCTAATGCATTTTTCAGCTTGTCATCGCGCGCCAATAATTCGGATCGAAACGCTCCTATCATTTGCGTGAGCTCTGGTTCGAGCTGCTCGACGTTAATCAACAGCCCTTTTTTTTCGGCAACCATGAGCTGCTTTAACTCGCGATCAACGCGCTCGGTCAGCACGCGCTCATACACCAAATCCAAGCCACTTTCTGATTTGTGACCCGCAGCCTGCCCGCGCAGTTGCCGGATGTATGCAACGCGTATGGC